TATAATCTTTAGATGGAGGCAGGGCACCACCACATACCCCCTGTCTCCTTTTAAGGATTATTTATGAGTTTAGGATTTGACGCAATATCAGCATTACCATTCGCTACATCAGGACCTGATAATAGTGTAACTATTTCAGTTACCGGCAATCAAGTAACTATTAGTATTGGAGATACTAATATTAGTGCGGATTCTATTGTAGAAATCCCTACTCCAAGTCAGGTTGTTTTAGGTTTTGGTAGTGTAACTATTACAGGAGATGCGAATCTTAGTGTCACAGGCTCTCAAGTAACCCTAGGCACAGGAAATGTCACAGTGACGGCAGGAGCTACCGTTTCTCCAAGCGGAAATAGCCTTGTAATTTCAAGCGGAACTGTTACAATAACTGGAGACGCAAATGTCGATCCTACAGGAAGCACACTTACGCTTGCTACAGGAACGGCACAAGCAATAACATGGAGTGAAATTATTCCAGGCGCAACTATGGTCTGGACACCAATAGACCCGGGAACATAATATTATGGCATCAACTTATTCAACAAACGCACAATTAGAACTCATAACAACTGGTGAAAAAGCTGGTTTATGGGGCACTATAACCAATACAAACTTACAAATCGTAGAACAGACTTCAACTGGGGTTTTAGATGTAGATTTATCTTCTGGTAGCTCAACTCTTGTTTTAACTGATGGAGCCACATCTACAGGAAAAAATATATACTACAGACTTTATGGTACTTTAGCAGGTAACAGAACAGTTACTATGCCAGGTACTGCAGAAAGAGTCTGGATTATGAAAGATGATACTGTTAGAGGAACATCTAATAGAACTTTAGGAGTATTGACTGCTTCAGGAACAGAGCAACCGATTCCTCCAGGAGCAACAGTTTTATGTAAATCAAATGGAACACAAACAGTAGTTACTATTCTTGAAAAAGGGTATGAAACTATCACTAATTCAAACAGTCCTTATACTGCTGTGGCTGGTGCACAAATTTTTGCTAATACTTCAACTAATCCTATTACCATTAATCTACCTGCATCTCCTTCTGTAGGAGCTGAAGTAACGGTTATTGATACAAGAGGAACTTGGAATTCAAATAATTGTACAATAGGAAGAAATGGCCAACCAATTAATACTGCTACATCTGATTTAACTCTTAATACAAATGGTCAAGCCATTACCCTAGTGTATGTAGATGCAACTAGAGGCTGGGCATATAAGACTAATACAGCGTAAGGGCCTAAATAATGTCGCTCTTTGAAATGAAATTTCAGCCGGGTGTCGATAAGCAGGACACTGCTGTCGGAGCAACCGATCGTTGGGTAGATTCAGATAATGTTAGATGGAGATATGGTCTTCCTGAAAAAGTAGGGGGATGGTCTTCTTTGCTTACCGATACTATTGTAGGAGTTTCTAGAAAGCAGCATGCATTTGTAGACACAGATGGTAATAAATATGTGGCTATTGGTACAGATAAATTTTTACTTATATATTTTGAAGGAACTCTTTACGATATAACTCCTTGGCGTTCGAATAATGCTGGGGCTCAAATCGAATTTACGGGTTCAACATTAGCAACCAATAGTACTTCCAATAAACAATGTACAATCACTACAACATCCAATCACGGTTTAGAAGTAGGGGATATCCTTGTTTTAGACAGTGTTACTCTACCTGGTGGTACGGGTTTAAATGCAACTGATTTTGAAGATAAAAAATTTCAAGTTTTAAGTGTTCCCACTTCTGTAACTTTTACTATCAACTCTTTAAACCAAGCTTCAGCTGCGGTGACTACAGGGGGAAGTATGAAAGTGCAACCTTATGCAACCGTTGGTCCGGCGGCTCAAACTTATGGTTATGGATTTGGTGTGGGTAATTATGGTGGAACGATTACTGGAGCTCAAACAAATACCTTAGATGGAGCCTTACTTGCAGATACAGCTGGTACAGGTGGATCAGGAACAAGTATTACTTTAGACTCAACAACTGGATTTACTTCAACCAATGGAACTATTTTAGTCGACAGTGAATTAATTAAATACAGTGCTATTTCATCAAATGATTTAACAACTATTACTAGAGGAGCTTATGGAACAGCTGTTTCTGGTACAACTGGAAGTGCTCATAGCGATGGTCAAACAGTTTATGACGCAACAAACTATACTCAATGGGGAAATGCAGTTAATGCTTCAGACGTTACACTGGAACCAGGTCTCTGGTCACTAGGAAACTGGGGAGAAGTTTTAGTTGCAACGATTGCAAATGGAAAAACATATACATGGAATTCAGGGATTAGTGGATCAGCTAGATTTAGCAACAGAGCTTCCACTCTAACAACCAATTATGTAACCGCAATTACAGGAAGTCAAGGGAATCCTACAGCAAGTAGATTAACCTTAGTTTCTCCTACAACTCGACACTTAATTCATTTTGGAACTGAAACAACTATTGGAACAGATTCCACACAAGATGACCTGTTTATTAGATTCTCGGATCAAGAAGCTCTTAACACTTTTGCTCCTCAAGCAGATAATACGGCAGGTACACAAAGACTTCAAGATGGTACAAGAATTATGGGAGCCATTAAAGGAAAAGAAAATATTCTAGTCTGGACCGACAATGCCCTTTATTCTATGAAATTTGTAGGAGGAAACTTTGTCTTTGGTTTTGAACAAGTGGGTACCAACTGTGGATTAATTGGGCAGAACGCCTGCTGTGAGATTGATGGTGTTGCTTATTGGATGGGAAATAATGGTTTCTTCTCGTTTGATGGTACAGTTAATTCCCTATCTTGTTCTGTAGAAGATTATGTTTATGGGGACTTTGATACCACTAAAGGTCAACAAGTATATGCTGGTATCAATAACTTATTTACAGAAGTAATTTGGTATTACCCAAGTTCTGGTGAAACCTACAATGACAGATATGTTGTATATAATTATGGAGAAAGAACCCAACTGCCGACAGGTGTATGGTATACAGGAGTTAATACTAATTCTATTAGAACTACATGGATTGACTCTATTGTTTATCCAAAACCTTATGCTACTCAATTTAATAGTTCTGCAACAGGGACTTTTCCAAGTATTATTGGTGAAACAGGATTAGGTCAGACTGTTTACTTTCAACAAGAAACTGGAACCGATCAATTAAATCCCGATGGATCTACAACTGCTTTAACTTCTTCTCTGCAGTCTTTTGATTTTGCTATTCAAACGGATAAAGGGATGGGAGAATATTTCGTCGCAATGAGAAGATTTATTCCGGATTTTAAAACTTTAACAGGAACTGCTAAAGTAACTGTTGGAATAAAAGATTATCCATCTAATTCTTCTACAGATAGTGCTCTAAGTCCTTTTAGTGTTACCTCGTCTTCAACAAAATTTGACACAAGGGCTCGAGGAAGATATGCTAATCTACAAATTGCAAATGAAAACGCCGGAGAAGACTGGAGATACGGTACTTTCCAAGTTGATGTTCAAGCGGATGGGAGAAGATAATGGCTAAAATAGTAGTAAGATTACCGGAACCTAGAAAAGAATATACCGAAGATAATCAAAGACAAATCAACAGAGCTATTAGTTCAGTTATAGAACAGTTAAATTCAACATACATGCAACCGGATAAAGAAGATCAAGAAAGGTTTAATTTCTTTTTAACATAATGGCTAACGTATATAAAAATATTCAAGCAAAGATTACCCCCGCTGGTTCATATCATGATATGTATGAAACCCCGACAGAGACTACTTCTCTTATTAAAAGTATAAAATTATATAATACTCATAGTGGAGCTTTAGATGTGGATATTCAAGTATATGATGGATCGGCCGGTACTGATTATGAGTGGGACACAGTAAGTATTAATGCAAGTGGTAGTATTGATTTATTAACCTTTAACAATATAATTATTCTCGAAGCAGGGGATAAAATAAAGATGCAATGTGCCACAGGAAATGTTATAAAAATGACTGCTTCAGTATTACAAACGAGCAGATCATAGGAGAATTATGCCATTTATTGAACAAGAAGCTAGCAGTGAATACAAAGAAATAGACGGTAAAAAGGTTCATTTTATCAAGCCAGAAGTAGAGGTAACTCTTACCAACCAGGAAACGGGCCAAGAGTATATGTCAGACAAAGAAGCTGACGATGATGTAAATGACGTTACAACAGCCACTAAAAGAGAACATATTAGAAGAGATGTACATATTAAAGTAGCTCAAATTAATGTTGGAGCGGGTAGTAAAATATAAGATGATATTGACGATCGCTAAAAAAACAAGTAAAGTGATAAGCTCAGGTAAAATCCCTGCGATTTTTATATATAATCATACAATAAGGAATTAGAAATTATGGGAAAAAATGTTTGGGAATACATCGAGGACGCAGAGGAATATTACGATAAATATAAAAAGTATATTGATCCAGCTCTAAAAACTGCAACGTCACTTGGTAAGTCCTATCTAGATTATAAAAGTCAAAAAGAACTAAACGAATTATCAGAAAAAGCCTATAAAGATTATATGTTAGAAAAAGAAGCAGCTGGCCAAGAGGCACAAGCGGCTATCGACTTGAATCTTACACCTATGACCATATCAAATTTACCAACTAAAAAAGCAGATATAACAGATTTTAAAGCGGCAACTTTTGCCAGAGACGGAGGAATTATGAGACTTAATTATAAAGATGGTACAGATCCAAACCCTGGTATTACAGCACTTAGAAAAGTTAGACCTGATGTTGTTGCTAAAATGGGTCTTGCTGGAGGAGGTGGTCCAGGAATAGAAGCATTAAGAAAAAAAGCACCTGACGTTGTTAAACGTATGGGTTTTAAAGAAGGTATGAACGAGGATATGGTAGAAAAAACATATACTGATGAAACTATGATGGCATCAGGTTATAGTGATGACGAAATAGAAGCATACGAACAATACAAGTATGACATGGATGAACAAAGACCTGGAATGCCTATAATGGAAATAGATGATTTCTTAAGATTTTTTTATTCAACTGTTAAAAATAAAGACAACATGCAAATGGCATCAGCTCAAGGAATGGATGATGGTCGAAATGATTTAGCTCAAAT